GTTTCATTTCAGATATTGTCTTACTTGTAATATCCATTTTCCCTGCTGTATCAGTAGAACCTTTATTAAAAGCGTTATATGAACCACTACCTAATGATTCACCGCTAATAACAAGCTTTCCTAATCCACCAAAATCAGGTACAGGTTTATCTTTATATTTATCTATAAAAGTTGGTACAGGTGCAGGTATTACTAATTGTTGACCTATTTTTATAAAGTCTGCATCTGTTATTTTATTTGCAGTTATAAGAGCATCTAATTCAATACCAGAATCTTTTGCAATAGCTTCTAACGTATCTCCTGACTTAACTGTATAAGATCTAGGCTTACCTTCTAAACCACCTGCTACAACAGGGCTAGAAAATATATCTGCAATTTTATTAAATTCTTGACTACTTAACCTATCTTTTATTAATTTTAAAAAGTTTTTTTCTGGACCATCATCTTCTACTTCTACTTCTTCTTTTTCTGTAGTTGTTTCTTGATTTTTATTTTGTTCCATTATCTTATTTATTATTTCGGTACTATCAAATGTAGTGTTAGGTAATAATTCTTTTTCCTTATCTTCTGTTTTTGCTGTTTCTGTTGGTTTGATTTCTGTTTCTATAAATTCTTCATTATAAATTTGTTCTGCTGTTTCAAAAGGTATTCCGTAATCATCAACTAAAGCTTGTATTTGTATTTCTTTCTCTGATTTTGGTTTATCAAATACATCAGAAAACTTATCTTTAGCTAATTCTAAATCTTCACCTTCAGCATCTCTTAGTTCTGTTAGATCTTTATAATATTCGTTCTGTATTTCTCTAAATGTAGTTTCTCTATCTTTTCCTTCTAGACCAGGTACATAGATTTCATCAAGAAAACGTCTGTCGTAAAATGTTTTTAAACGTAAATAAGGATCTCTTAAATTTACATTTCCTTGATCCCAATATACATTTCCTTCTTTATCAACTTTACCAATCAGTTTGCCCCCTTCTAAATGAGTTCTTTGTATTTTTGAATCGTAGTTAACTCCCTTTGATGTACGAGCATCTGCTCTGCTCCATGACAGTTTGTATCTTTCCTCATCTTCTGGGGTCATGCTACGACCAATTTGTTTTTTTATTAATTCAAGATCAGCAAACATTCTTGTTCTATCATTTGCATAAAATTGTGTAGCAACTTTACGATCAAATTCATTAAATAATTCATCTCTGTCGGTGGCTACTATTTCAATAGTGTCAAAAATAAACTCTCTATAATCTGAATTTTCTAATAATATTTTTTCTGCAAGGTCTATATCATTAGGATTATCTAGTAATAATTTTTCTATTCTTTTCTTGTCTTTTTCTTCAAATTCTTCTTTCTGTAATTGATTTAATTCGTTTTGTTTTTTTATTAAACCTATTTCAAAATTCAACATGGTTTCACCATACAAATCACCAACTACTCTTTGCTTAGCAGAACCATCTTTTTGTATTTCTTTAGGCCCATATTTCAATTCTTTTACCAAATCAAGATATTTTGATGCTTCTGCATAACCACCTTGTTTTGCTTCTCTATTAATACTAAATATTCTGGCAGCTTGATCTTTAACTATTTCTAATAGATTTTCTCCTGATACATTTTCGGTAAAACCTAAATTATAATTTTCTTCTATAACTTCTTGAATATTTGCTATTGCTTGTTCTTTTGTAATTTCACTACTGTCGAATTGAGACCAATTAGAAAATATATTTTGTTTTAGCTGAGTATTATTTCTTTCTATTTTAAATTCACTATTTTCTTTTAAATGTGTGTCGTTTGTATCTTCTAACGTCTTTATAAAATTTGGGGTATAAATATCAGCCACTAAGGTAGATCTTATATTTGGTAAATATTCTTGATTAATACTAGATAATTGTTGTGAAAATTCTTGATACTCTGGTGAGTCAATATTATAGTGACTAATTGGAATACCTACAGTTTCACCACTAGGTAAAGTTTTAGTAACTCTATAGTTTTGATATAGACTTTTTGCTTTTCTATTAGTGTCTAGTGCTAATAATTGGGCATCTCTTTTTTCATAACCATATTGTGCAAATATATTTCCACCAACTAATTGTCTAGCAACATCTTTACCGTCTTTTTTGTTTACTTCTCTCAATACTTTTGGTAATTCTTTTTTACCCTCCTCCATTCTCAACTGCATACCTCTTGCTATTTCTTCATCTCTCTTTTTTTCTAATTGAGTACCAATAATTTTTTGTAATGTTGGATTAACAGTAGCTAGGGCTTCAGCCAAAGACTCAATATCAGTCTTAGGTTGAACACTGGGAGGTCGTACAAAAGTATCTACAGGACTTGCAGAAGATTGAAAAGCTGTACTTTGAAAACTAGATGTCATTAGCTTGGAAGAAGTTGACCGTAAGTTGATAAGCCTTGAGTAGCTACATTAAGTAGTACCGACCCTAGAGAAGGAATCTGGTTATAGGCTTGATTAATATTACTTGTTAGTTGATTACGTCTATCATCTCTCTGTGCTGTTAATCCATCTACATTTCTACCATACTGTCTGCTTGCTGATTCAAGTGCCTGGTTTATAGATTCTCTAAAGTTTGCTGTCTGTCGTTCCTGGTCTGCTAATAACAAATCAACAGTAAGACCTGCTCTACCTGATGCTTTTATAGCTCCTTTTGCCTGTAATCCTCTTATAGTTGCTGCTTGTTTTTCTTGTGCTTGTGATGCCCTAGTTTCTTTTAACTGTGCTGCTAACCCTTCTTGTTGTGCAGCAAAAGCTTGTTCTGCTGATCTGTTAGCTATTAAAGAAGATTGATATGTCTGGTCTGCTGCTGCCTGTGCTGCAGATCTTTGTGCAAGACCACTAACTAAGTTAAGACCGAGAGATGCGGCAAACAACCCTGATGCTGCACTACCTAATCCTCCTATAGCTGGAAATGCTGCAACACACATCTATGCGATCCTCAGAAATTCGTAGAATGGTTTACCTTGCATACCATAATGTTCGTGATATTGAATAAAAGTAAACCCAAGAGCTTTCAACCACTTGATAGCAGAATCATTCTCTGCATATACAAAATTATATAGGATTTTGTAAGATTTCAACAGGTTATCTACCCATTTCCGACCTTTTCTTATTAGTTGTATCTTATATTTTTTATTACTAAACAGTTCATCAGTTGCAACCATCCATATAACACCACCCTGTACTACACCACAAAGACCTATAGGTTGATCATTATCATCAGCTATAGCCATGTTTATATTGCTGCACATATAAGACAGTTGCAGGGCTTGTCGTGGTTCTTGTCCTGATTGGTAAAAGGCTTCTAACTTATCGAGTTCTCTCATGTTTTTAGCAACATGTTTAAGGTCTTCTAAGTTTGCTTTTCTTAAATGGCCCATTTAAATACGTCTACTCCTCATATGAAACATAGCTTCATATTCTGCACTAGCCAATGTTGTTGGTAAAAATGTGTTGTTCTTTACATCAATATTAACTCTATCTGCCCTGCTCATTATAGGAACTTTAAATGATCCAGTTTCTAAGTTTACAGATCCAATAGTGCTACTAGCTGAACCTAGTAATACACCACTAAAATTATGAGTAGAAGTATCTCTATGATCAGGTGTGACTTCTACTTTAAAAAATCCAGTATCTTCAAACTTGATATAGAAGTGATGCAGTTGTAAACGACCACTTATAATCTCACCAGAATTTCTCCCACCTTGACCTTCTGTTAATCGTTGCTGGCTAAATCTATAGTGCATTTCATATGGTTCACCAATAATAAATTTGCTATTTCTATAATCTCCTGTAGCTGTAATTGTAGATGTTGAACCATTAGTTGTGTTAGTCGTTGATATGATTTGTCCTGGCTTTAATGTAGTTGTTGTTCCTTGTTCATTAACAAACGTACTTGTTTCACTACTACTAAGAAATCTACCTACAACATTCATACTTGCTCTTAATCTATAAGGAACAGTAAAAGTAGAAGTATTAGTAGAAGAGCTAAAACTTACAGATACACCTGTAGTAGCTTCTGTAACCTTATGATCTAAACGATATTCAAAAGTAGCGTTAGTTTCAGTAAAATTATTCTCAAAAGGGATTTTTTCTAATGTTGTACCGTTTGCTTCTTCTATTACTAAAAACAAATCACTGCCAATAAAATCAACATTCTTAATAGATCTATTCTCATTAAGAGTAAAAGTAGACCAACTGTTTAATATCTTCTGATACTGCTGACCATATAACCATCTGTTGATGTATAGCTTATTAGGATTATCTGTACCTAAACAAACTAAAACATCTGCACTTGTAGAGACTGCAAATTTAAAAATATTACTTGGTATTAGTTTTGGTACATGAACGGTAATATTACTTGATTCTCTTATGACAAGATCTCTTTGATATACATATTCTCTTACATTTGCAAAAGATCCTCTTTTAGATAAATAATAAATACTGCTACCAGCACCTATAGGTTGAGCATCATCATCAGATTCAAATTCAGTTACGACTACTACGTTGGCTGTTTTGGGTGTTAAGTTATCTGTTGATGAAGTAAGAACAAATTGTGTTTGATCAGAAAATAGTATCAATTCCTGTTCTACTGTTACAGCACTTCTAAGAATAGCTACTTTGGTATGTGAAGCTGCTACATCTATAGGCTCACTATCAATTACAGATAAGACTGTTTCTGGAAAGAAGTTAAAAAACTCTGCTGCTCTTGATAAGACAACATTATCATCAGCTAAAAAACCAAGCCTGTTTCTAAAGAAGAAGACGTTATTAATTTTACTGCCAATAAAAGAAGGGCTAGGTGCTGACTCTAAATCACCTACAGTTCTTTCTCCCCATTTAGGTAAGGTATAAGTTACTCCTGATAAGGTGTAAGTATCACCATCAACCCTTGCAAATCTAAAATTACCATCTGCCTGTCTTACTAATACATGGGGCATAGTGTCGTAATTAAATTTAAACTCTATCCCTGGTTCTACACATTCCTCCCACTGTCCTTCTTCAAAAGCATTACCGTTATTAGTTACAAACTTAACGTAGTAATTATCAAAATCAGTATTTTCATCTCCTTTTACTTCTACGACATAACCATTAGGTGAGACTGTTGGAAGGTCAGTAAACCTTTGAATAGTGTCTTTTACTACCGTCATGTGGGTATTACCCTGAGTGTCATTACCATCAATAGAAAAGTTACTGCCATCATTCTTTTTAATATGAATAACAGGACCATTTCGAGCAATAGTAAAACCTGTAAGACCTGAGTTAAGACCTGATACTAAATCAGTAGCAACTTGTGTAGTGCTAAGTGTAGAGTCTGATGAAGTGTCATCAGTAACAGTAACTCCATCTACAGTTAATGAGTATGTGGTTTTATCTGAGACTTGATTAATAAATACAACTGCTTGAGTAATGTTTGCAGAGGTTAGACTCAAGGTACTATCCATAGCTGCTGTAATACTTGTATTAACAACAAAGGTATAGTCAGCAACACTTACAGTTTTTATTACACTTCTAGGATCAGAAGTATTTAGATATGTTGTTCCGTCAGGTTTAGTTACTGTCTTTTCTGTACCGTCAATATCATAAACTTTGACATTACCATTACTAAATATCGCTACATACCTTTCATTAACATCTCTATTAATAGTTTGTATATGAACATTACCTAAAGTAGAAGAGCTTAGATTAGTTATATATTGCAATCCAGAACGCTTTGTAAGACCCAATACAGGGTTGCTATCAGCATTGTCTTGTATATCAGCGTGATCAGCTTGTTTAGTATTGTCAGCAGCTTGTGAAACACCTCTTAATAAAGTTGGTATTGCTCTGGATATAACTGCCATAATTATCTAATTAATGCGTTTGCTGGTGAGTAAGTATCAAAGACACTTGTTAATGATGGATCTCCTCTAAGAAGGTTATGATCACCATTCGCCAAGTCTGTTTCCATCAGTATAGCTCTAGCTCTAATTTCATCCTGTTGTGTATAAGTTCTTAATCCATCATCACTAACTAATCTATCAACAAAGATACGAGCAGCTTTAATTGTTATATATCTTCTTGCAGGTTCTGGAATCTCATCAAAAGTTCTGAAGTAGACGACTGTACATATTAAGTCTTCTGTAAACTCATACTTATTATTTAGTCTGTCGTATAGCTTAAGACCACGTTGTATTGCATCAATCGTAGGGTGTTGATGAATATTAGGATCAACTCTTAAAACGTCTGTAGAGAGAGCTACATGATCAGATCCATCTTTAGTAAGAGTGACATCTATTTCAGTATTAAAAGACCAACCTTCAGATTGGACTTCTTTGTTTACCTCAGTAAGAGTTGATTGTGCCAGACGAGCATCAACAGGAAGAGTACCTGTAAGACTGTTAATAGGAGATTCTCCTATAGCAGCCAACATAATGTTGATGCTTTCTAGTTCAGTGGTTGCAGCTACAGTCATGGTTTAATACTTTTTTATTTTAAGTGATTCTCTACCACCCATCTTTTTCTTTTTTTTCTTCTTCATCATTTTTCCGTAAGCCATAGTGTTCTCCAAATAGTAGGAAAAGAGTACCCATTGCTGAGTACCCTTTTGTGTGAATTAAGAAGCAGATAACTTGATTGCTGCTGCACACTCTGGACGGAGGATTCCATGTCCAAGAGCATATTTAGCAACCATCAATGTACCTTGATACATGATGCCATAGTCCTGACCACTGATCTCAGTTGTCATGTCCATTAGCTTCACAGTACCAACTGCTGACTTGTGGAATACAAGACCAATAGTTTTGCTGTCATCACCTGCGTAGCTGTTATTTGTACCAGTAACTTCAGAACCTACGTTTGACTGAGGTACGTTATTACTCATCATTACAGGAATACCTGCAATCATTTGTACACGACCAGAAGCAAACGAACCATTTCCACCTGGGTTAAAGTCAACATCTACAGTTCTTGTAGCAGACTCAGCCAATTTATAGTATTCGGCTGGAGGCAATACGCAGAATCTATCTGTAGGAGGGATGTCTCTCTCGTCAAATGTTTGTGCAATATCATAGATAGCTGCTGCTATCTCATCACCTGATACGTTTGCTGAAGCTGTATTACCAGAACCAAGTGTTAAAGTAAGTCCACCAGCAGGGCCAGTAATTGTTGAAGATGCTCTTGAAGCATTAGCAATTACCTTGGCTACGTTTTCATCATAAGTTTTAGCTAAAGCCTTACCTAATTCATCAGCGTAAGTAGCCCTTACATCGTAATGGTTCTTAAGCTCATCTAGGTTCGACACAAATGCCTGTGAAATAAGCAGATCGTCAATAGAAATAACTCTTTCACCTGCTCTGATTTGGTTAGCACCTACTAATGGGTTACCTGGTGTGTGATATGCAGCAGTTGCTGTTCCTGTTACTGGGAACTGTGCTGATTTACCTGAGGTTATGGTACGAACAGAGTGTAATGCTTCATTGAAGATGTTGTTACGAGCAAATGCTGTAAGAACTTCTCCAGAGAACACTTTAAGAAACAGAGCGTCAAAGTCTGTTCCACTATTGTTCACCAGACCTAGGCGTGAAACTGTGGCGTTAGCCATAATTTAAACTCCTTTGGATTGATTAATAATTTAAGAAACTAACTTCACTACTGTCTGTTCTCTCCAGTGGTATCTGACGCATCAGGCACTTTTGATATTAAGATTTTCGTTTTGTTAAGTTTATACTGAACCGCAATTCCACTTGCGTAAAGCAAGAGCTTTGCGTGTCAACTCACCATCTTTCTTCATTGGTCCTTTTACTTTAGACATCCTTGCACAGAAGGATTTTCTTCTGGCTTTCTGTCTAGGTGAAAGACCTGTCTTTTTAGTAACAGGGGCTTGCAAGTTTCCACCTGTTGCCTGGTTATATTTCCTACGACCAGAAGCAGTAAGACCCCCTGTGGGATCTTTGTCTTTCTTGGTAAGAGATACTCCCTTTGACATAAAGGAAAGATAAGTAGTTATTTAAAATGTAACACGTTTATGCAATCTTTAAACTATCTCTTGATTTTTTTCTCCTATGTTGATAACTAATTTTCTTTGAACCTGTCTTTTCTCGTTTAAATCTAGACTTTTCTTTACTGCTCATTTCACCTGTCGTCTTTGGTGTTTTACTACTAACTCTTTTACTAGGTCTGCAAGCAGGGTAAGGTCTACCTTTCTCATCCTTCCCTCTACCACAGTCTTTACCTGTTTTAACATCCACCCACTTTTCTTTAAACCATCTCTTTAAACTCATTTGCCTATTTGTTTTTGTGCTTTGTTGTGAGCAGCTTTAAAGGATGATCCTTCACGCATAAGCTTTTTCATCATGTCCATATGTTTTTTGGAATGATGTACTGAATGTTTTTTCAGAGTATTAATCTGACTAAGACTTAGCTTTGCCATTTTTCTTTTTAGATTTACGAAGGATCATAAGATCTTCTCTAGTGATTTTGCCATCACCAGTTTTGTCTAGTTGTTTTTGGTTTTTAGATAAGGGCATAATTAAGTTTTACGATAACCTCCACCACGTTTTTTATAAGTTCTAACTAACCAGGCATTAGCATAAGCAGAAGGATAGACTCTAAACTTCTTCTTTGCTTCTGATTTTACCCTTGAATAAAGTGAAGGGTTAGTAGGTGTGTTAGCCATAATTAATTGAATACGTCACTACCACCTAAACGTCTTTGAACATCTTCGGTGTAGGTAACATCTTTACCATAGCGTGGATCTGACATAGCAGTAACTACTTCTGCTGTAGATCTGTAAGGTGTAGGTCCACTGGAGGAAGCCTTGCCTGATACTAAGTTTGGTTCGACACCCATAGCGTTATTGTATTGAGAATAAAGACCTTGTACTGCAAATTTAATTGCTGTTGCATTTGCTGTTTCAGTTAAAGTATTAAACTCTTTAACCTCTTCAGCAGGGAGATTGTCTATAGCCCATGAAACCATCTTACCGTAGTTGTCATCTCCACCGACTGAATCTTTAATGCCTTGTATCTGAGCAGTGGCAATATCTTCTCCAGAAGTTGCACCACCTCTTAATCCATCAAGGTAGGTGTCGATCACCTGTTTAGAAAACCCTGCTTCTCCTAACTTTGTATAATCATCTTCATTAATCTCACCTGATTCTGTAAATCTGTTAGATATTTCCTGTGGATCAATACCAACTTCTTCTAATACTGAAGCAAGACCATCACCATAAAACTCTTCTGCATTAAATTCAGTGTCGTTAGTTTCGGTTTGTTCTTCTTCTGTTTGAGGTTGATCTTCTTCTGTAACAGTACCAAGCTTACCTTCAAGTTCTTTGTAACTGGCAGCAAGATCTTCTACTGATTTAAACTTTCCAAGAATAAGACCGTTATCATCAGTTTCGTTTTTGGCTAAAGTTTGTAAGTCTTCAGCAGACATTGGTGGTGTCTCTGTGACATTTACCTGGGATGAAGTCATAGAATTTGTTTAGTTATAAGTAATTGTATTGCCATTTTTGGTTCTGACCACCTTTGGCTCTGTAGGTGTAGGTTCGTCATTAACACCTAGTTCACTTACTATAGCTTTTGCTACTTCAGTTTCTGGCTTGGGATCAGGCTTCTTCGTTGGCATTAGTTTCCTCCGTTAATTGTTGTGCGTTTGCATTTTTCTGTGGATCTAATAAAGGAGATCCAAGAGCAGCAGGTCCGAGATGTTGGATAAGTTGTTGCTGTTGCATAGCTTGCATCTCAGCCTGTATCTCCTCTTGTGTCTTCACTAGGTTAGCAGTATCTATTCCTATTGAATTTGCTAGTCGTTTTATTGCTTCATCTACATTCATGTACTGACGCATTATGTCTGGACCTAAAGCTTGCGACACCGTTCCAATAAATTCAACAAGCTTATTACGATCATTACCTCTACCAAGACCTTGAACACCTGTAACAATCTTCGGTTTAACTAACTTCTCAGGTAACTTAGGAGCTTTACCAGACCTAACCAGCATGTGCATCCTACGTCTTAAGTAAGGTAGTTGAAACTCTTGAGTAAGGATGCTGTAAATACCACCCAAAGAATTTTCTAATTCATTAGCCATCATGGTAACTTCTGCTGCTGTTACTCTTTCAGCATCTCTCTGTACAGACCTTGCCATGAGGAAAGCATACTCAAGTCTTGATTCAATACGTTGAATAGCAGCAAAAGATACTTGGAAGTCTGCTCCCTTGTTGACTTGCATCACAGAAATATCAGAAGCAGATCCCTCTCGTATTGCACCGTTAGGAGCTTTAGCTAGGGTTGCTGCTCTGGTTACACCATTGGGGTTTACAAGAAATAGAGTCTTAGCTGATGCTGCTGCACCTTCTATGATTGCTTGCATCAAAGATTCTAAACTAATCAAGTCGCCACGATACTCTTCAACATACCCACGACCGTAATCTTCCCCATCTATTCTTACGAACCTGAGAGTAATCCAGGGGGATACATCTACTTTTGATCTGCCATCAGTGCCTGGTATTTTTTCTCCTTTACATTCCTGATACCACAGGAAGTCATCATTAACTCTTTTGACGTATGTATATATATCAAGGTCACTATCCATTGTCTTCTCATCATAGTTATCTTTTTTCTTGATCTGTTCTAAGAAGTCTTTTGGTAAAGCGTTAGGGTGTATTGATTCCTGTGTAATGATCTCTAATATATTACCTACTGCATCTCTTTTACATACAAACTTTGATAGTGAATATACTTTCAATCCGTCATCTGTGAGATAGAGAAGAACATTCCCTCCAACAATCAGATGCTTTAATGCTTCAAACATTGCAACTCTGTCGTTAGAGATCTCTATCTCATTCATCAAAGCTGTTTCAATTGTTCGTAATCCTTTATCTATCTCTGTTTCTAATCCTTCCTGTCCTTGCTTCAACAGTTCAAGACTATCAATACTGAGTTTAAAAAAGGCAGTTGATGGAGGGAGTAAAGCAAATAATAATTTAGATGCAAGACTGTTAACACCTCTAGCACCTACAGCTTGAAAGGGAGTTTTTATCTTTGCTCTTGTACCTGTTGTACTCTCAGGTATCAGACTAGGTATGGTTAGCTTTGATGATTCTTTAGCTTCTCGATCAAAGGTAGATCTTGCACTTTGTAGTTGTGCATATCTACCAGCAGCAGTTTGTCCTTGTGTTGAGTATTCCATAGTTAAGCTGATCTAGTCTTACGACCTGTAATACCTCTAGAGTATTTTCTTTTATTAAAGTTACGTTTTGCTCTATCTTGATTTGCTGTTCTTCTTGCTCTATCAGATTGTGACATTCTGCTACTTGTATTTAATAAATTTTCTACTGTTTCAAGATTTGGATCTACATAAGTTCCTTCTCTTTTTTGTCTTTTAATTTTTAATTGTTCTGTTGCTTTTTTTGTATCTTTAGGATTATCAACACCAGTTTGTGACCCTGTTACTACAGGTGGTGCATCACGAAAAGTTGGTGCTTGCTGAATTGATCCTGTTGAACTTCCTAAAATGCACATAATCAATACCTAAGATTGCTAGTTCCTGTTTGTTCTTGACTTAATAAAGGTATTCTTAATGAAGCTGTACCTAATCTTCTTCTGCTTCTTTGGGTTGGTGTTCTTCTTCTTCTTTGTCCTTCAGCCCTTTGTTGCCCAACCACTACACGTTCAGCAGTTTTTTCTGGCCTTGGTGCTGTTGGTCTAGGTTCTGGTAAAGGTGGTGGTGAAGGTCTTCTTCCAACGCACATAGCTAATTCTCCAAGACTGATTCGGTGAGCATGGTATCTTTTTGCCTAGCTTGTTGTTCAATAAGATAATCAACAACAAACCTTTGCCCTGCCCTATACCATACCTCTCTATCAGTTAATGACAAATCAGGATGACGATTAGGAAAGATTTGATCTAAAGCAAAAATCAATTCATCTGTAATAACTGGAAGCTTTTCAGATGACATGATTAGTAAGATTTATAAGTATTGTAGTTCAAATTAGATAATAAAGTATAGCAGGTTTAAATTTATGTGATAAGGTAATGATGTCATAGGAGAGTCTTTCTATTACAACACGGAAATACCAGTAGCTGACCGCCATTAGTTACTGGTTTTTTTTTGCAAAGCGAAAACACTGGTGACTAAATACCCGTAAGTTGCCAGTGTTTTTTTATGGAGTCCAGAGAGATACTTCTCCTGTCTTGTAATCAAAGTCTCCATCTCTCAGTATTCTTGCAAGCTGTGCATTTAGTACAGCATCAGCAAAGTCATATTTCTTTTTCTCATACGCAGCTACTACCTTCTCC